GATGACGCGCCGCCGGTCTTCCGGGGCGCGCCCCGGAAGACCGGCGGCCGCAGCACCTGGGGAAGATTCAAACGGCACTATTGGGGAGTATTGCTCCGGTACTGACAGCTGTTCCACGATCTGGGTTTGCTGCTGGGCGATGCTGCCCGTGGTCATCGGGTCGGGGTTCCCGGCAAGCATGGACTGCCCCGGAAGGTTGATGCCGTATTCACCGGGGCGGAACCGCTGAAGGTCTGCCGTGGTGCCGTGGCGATGCGCCCCCAGCTTCGGCCCGTCGAGGGCGTCAATCCAGCCGAAGTTGTTCGGGGTCGATGCTGCCCGGTTCGCATAGTTCAGGTGATCGCCCACGGCGGAAGGCGTGCCCGCCGCCCGCTGGGGCAGGTATTCGTCCACAAGGCGAGATGCACGGGCATAGCGAGGATCGTTGACGGACAGGTCATCAACGGACCTGCGGCCATGCTTCCAAGCCGGGGGACCGTTTACGTCGGAGAACTGCTTGCGGGCGTTCACCACGTCCGTCACGCTGTCGCCCCACTTGCCCGAAGCACGCCGGTTCAGGATGGTGTCAATGATCCCCTTGCCCTGTTCATCACCCTGCTTCGTCACCCATTCCGTCATGAGCGTTTTCTTGAGGTCGGTGATTTCCTTGTCGCTCAAGGTGATGGACTTGGCGAAGTTCCCAGCCGCCGATTGCATGGCAGGCTGAACGGTCTTGGCAAGGTCCGCCCCGTCGATCCCCAGAGAGCCGCGAAGATCGCCGCCGATGGCGGGAACGGACTTCGTGTCCAGCCCCAGCGTGCCGCGAAGCGGAGTATCCGCCACGGTCTTGAGTTCGGCGGGCTGGGTGGTGACGGGCGTGGTGCTGACCGGCGTGGACACGGTGGACGATGCCGGTGCCGGGGTCGCCAAACCCTTCCCCCAGGTACTGAAGATGTTGTTGCCACGGGACGGCCCGAAGATGCGTTCCCAGATGGCATCAAGGGCCATGTCCAAGAGCTTCGCGGACAGCTTGTTCAACGCGCCTAGCAGGGCTTCGGCTGGGGACTTCGCATTCACAAGATCGGTGATGAAGCCTTTGAAGGCGTCCTTGCTGGCGTTCTCAAGCTCTTCGGCCTTCTGGGCGGCTTCTTCCTGCGACTTGGCGAGATTGCGGGCTTCTTCGGCTGCTGCGCTGTATGCGTCCGCGATGCTGGCAATCTTGCTGCGCACCTCGTCGGTGATTTCGACGCCCGCTTCCTGCGCACTGTTCAGAAGGTCTTGCACCATGCGGGCGCGTTCGATTGCTGCCCGCTGTTCCTCAAGCGTGCCGGTGAAGTTCCTGCGCACGTCGATTTCAGCGCGAAGGGCGGCAATGCGCTTCTGGATGCCCGCAATGTCCTTTTCAAAGGCATTGGCCTTCGTGGCATCGGCGGACGTGGCCTTGTCGCTGCCGGGAATGGCGGCGTTCTTCCGCTCTTCGGCCTTGCGGGCTTCTTCCGCCTGTTCGGCTTCCCGCTGGGCGGCGCGTTCGTTCGCCCGCTCGCGCATCGAGCCAAGGGCTTCGCCCACGCGGTCCTTCGTGACCTTGCGCAAGGCGTCCAGATAGGCGCGTCCAGCTTCGGCCCCGGCCCCGGCATAGCCGTTCGTGATCCGGCCAAGGCTGACTTCGCCCACGGTGCCAAGGGTCACGCCAACGCTTTCGCCCACGCTGTTGATGGCGTTGACGGCGGCGTTCACGCCAGCGACGACGGTATTCAGCCCGCTTTCGACAAGGCCAATCATGCCGTTGATCGCGTTCAGAACGGCTTCCGCGACGGCCTGCGGGAGCTTCGTGAAGGTCACGACAAGGGTGTCATAGACCAGCACGAAACCGTTGATGATGTTGTTCGCGGCCTGCTTGGCGAAGTCGGCAAGATCGGCCACGCTGATTTCAGCGCCGCCCAGCGCATCCGCGATGAAGTTCACGGCGGACATAAAGGCATCGCCCGCAATGCTGGCGGCTTCCGACGCCCCGGCCTTGATGTCCTCCCATGCGACGGCGGCATAATCCTGAAGATTGGCAAGTTCGCCCTGAATGGGGTGGATTTCATCACCGAAGGCGGACAGGGCAACCGCCGCCCCGCCGATGACGGTGGCGAGCAATAACCAAGGGTTCGTGAGCACGACGGCGGTTTGCGCAAGGGCAGCACGGGCGAGAGCCGGGACGAACCGGCCAAGCAGAACCGCCGCCGCTGCCGCCGCGCCATCGGCCACGGAACCGATGTTGTCGGCAAGGAAGTTCATGCCGCTGCCCAGCGTGGCCGTGATGCCGTTGGCATCGTTCAGGCTGCCCAGATAGGCGGTGAACTCGTTTTTCAGGCGGGTGAAGCTGTCGCCAATCGTGGCGTTGGTGGCCGCGAACTGCTTCTCCACGGTCGATTGCGCATTGAGGATGGCCTGAAACACGCGGTCGGAAGTCAGCTTCCCCTCTTCGCCCAGCTTCTTCAACTGTGCGATGGTCACGCCGAACTCATCCGCAATGGCCTGCGCAAGCACGGGGGCGTTCTCGCGAAGGCTGCGAAGTTCGTCCCCCTGAAGGACGCCGGAACCTAGCGCCTGTCCAAGCTGAAGGATGCCGGATGCCTGTTCGGCGGCGGATGCGCCCCCGGCCTTGAAGGACTTCGCCACGATGTTGGTGGCGCGGGCAATGTCCTCTTCGGTCTTCGCCACGCCAGCCGCCGAACGGGTCAGGCGGGCGTAAAGGTCGGCATAGTCTTCAAGGGAGGTGCGGGCATCGTTCGCGCCCCGCTTCAATTCCTGAAGGGACCGGACCTGAACGCCCGTGGAAGCCGCTGCGGCTCGCACCTTGTTCCCGGCTTCGGTCCACGCATCGGCAAAGCGGCGGATTTCGTTGAAGCTCACGCCAACACCCACGGCCCCCAGCATCCGGTTGATGCCAGCCGTGGAAGACCGAAGGGAGCTTTCAAGCTCGCGTGATGCGCGTTGCGCCCGCCGTTCGATGCTGCTGAACTGGCTGTCCGCCGTGCGGCTGGCACGCTGGAAATTGCGCTCGAAATCCCGGATGCGGGCTTCCAATGCGACGACAAGCTGTTCCGTTTCACCGGCCATGTCTGGGCCTCCTAGCAGTTGATGACGGCGTAATCCGCCCAATCGTCGTTTTCATAGAATGAGCGTCCGCCGCCTTCGCCTGTCGAAGCACGGGCAACCGCCATAGCGGCGGCAACGGCCCCGTCTATGCGGTCACGGGACTTGCCCTTGTGGAATGCCTTGTTCCCGGCCTTGTCGGTTTCCACGGCGATGTTGTCGAAGTTCCACCGAAGGACAGGATGCCCGCCGTGCCGGAACCGGCCCGCCACGATGGCGCGTTCCAACTCTTTGATCGCGGGCGCTAGAGTAACCCAGCCCTGTCGCATTTCGATTGCCGGATAGCCGTCTTCCCGAAGGGTGTTCATCATGTTGCGGGCAAGATGCGGGTCGAAGGCGATTTCCCGCACGTCGAAGCGTTCGCAAAGATCGCGGATGGTGTCTTCCACGGCGCGGAAGTCCACGACATTGCCGGGGGTCGGTTCGATATAGCCTTCCTCTGCCCAGAGCGGATAAGGCACGCCGTCCCTGTCACGCTTGCGGTGAAGGTTGTCGCGTGGGCAGAAAAACCACGGGTGGACGATATAGCCGTCTTCACCGTCCTGCCACGCGGCGACGATCACGGTCAGGTCGCTGTTGCTGGAAAGGTCAACGGCCAGCCAGCACGGTTCGCGCTCAAGGTCGGCAAGATCGAAGGGTTCCGCCCCTTGGTCGTAAACGTCCATGTCAACGAACGGGTCGGACGAATGGTCCTGCCAGATGTTGAGATGGTAACGCTGGAAAATGGACCGTTCGGCGGGCTTGTGTTCCGCCTCCCGTGCCATCTGGCGAAGTCCTTCAAGATCGGGATAGCCGTGCTTCAGGCCGGGATTTGCGGCGTGCCAAACGGCCTCATCCCGCCAATCGGCATCACGCGGCGTTTCAAAGAGGATTGGCAATGTCGCCGGGTCGTGGATTTCACCACGGGCAACCTTGCGGGCATAATCGATCACGTCGAAGGCAAGATTTTCCGTGCCAGCCCCCGCCGTGGTGGTGACGACTGTCAGGGAGTTTGCGACCTTGGCAGCGCCAGCCCGCATCGCGCCCCACAATGCGCGGGGGTCGCGTTTCTGCCACGCATGAAGTTCGTCGGCTATGACAAGGCTTGGCGTGCGGCCCTGTGCCGTCCCGGCATCCGAAGACATCGCCTCGTATTCGATGCCTCCGGGGAAAATCACCTTGCTCGTGTTGCCCCTGATCTTCGCGCCGCGTGCCGTGTCGATGGTCTTGGCGGAATTGCCGATGTTCTCCGCAAACGCATAATCGGGGTCGATCATGCCGGACACTTCGGCCAAGACAAGTTTCGCCTGTTTCTTGTCACTCGCCACACTGACAAGCTGGCTATGCGCACGCCTTTCCGGCCCGATTGAATGCAGCATGACCAATGCGGCATCAAAGGTGGTTTTGCGGTTCCCACGCGGTATCAGTAGGATCACCTGCTTTACGATACGGGTGCCGTCCGGGTTTCGTGGGCCATAGGTTTTCCGAACGATCTCTTCTAGCCACGGATCGAGCGGGAAGGCGTTCCCCGGCAAGGTGGAAAGCGGATGCTGCAAGCTGCGGATGAAATCGACGGCCCGCTGTCCGTAGCCCATGGGGTCGGGAATGTCGGGAAACGGGTTCTTCCGCTTTTTCTTGATGACGATTGCCATGGATCAATCGCCCCCCGTCGCAACGCATCGAAGGTCCAGCCCCTCCCGGCGTCCAAGTTCCTTGATCTCTTTCAGGTCGAAGGCGCGGCCCTGATAGAGAACTCGGTCTGCTGGCGTGATGCCGTCGAGATGCCGGATACGGAAGACGGTGGCGGCTTCGGTGGACGCGCCCCAGCCTTTCATAAACTCTTCCGTGCTGCTTTGGATGACTTGCGTCCGCACGGTGGCGAAGGTCGCCCAGCCTTCAATGGGCGTGCCGTAATCGTCAACGGTGGTCGTGACGCGCTCAATCGTGATGGTCTTTTCGAGCTTCCCGGCCCTCATGGTACGATCTCCGAAACCGACGCCTGAAGCGTGATAATGCCGTGACTGCGCAATCCGCCCGGATCACGGATGAACCGGGAAGACGCAATGTGAAGGTCCGCGACATGCAGGCCGGTGACGTTCCAGAACGTATCCGCAAGGGCATCGCGGACAGCCCCGGCGATCTGTTTCGAGACGACAAGGCCGGGTTCGGTCGCCCAGATATGCAGGTCCGCGAACACCTGATGACGGCGGCGGGCAAGCCCTTCGTCGGGAACCGTCTGCCCTTCGCCTATCAGGATGCACGGGAAAACTTCCGGGGTCTTGTTCCGGTCAAGGATGTTCGCTGCCGGGACAAGCGACGTGACGGCGGATGCTGCCACAAGGCGGGCACGGATGGCGGCTTGCATGGCAAGGCTGGGTTCGGTCATTTCGCCTCCCTCACGGCCTTGCGGACGGCCCGTTTGACGCGGTTGGTGATGCGCTTTTTCGTGAGCCGGTAGGCAGGCCAGAAATACGACTGGGCGGCGGCTTCCTCGGTCCCGTACTCGACAAGGTGCGGATAGCGGACTTCGGAATTGCCAGCCGTGACCAGCACCTGATTTTCGCCTGCCGTGCGGGAGCCTCCCGGCTGGGAATAAGGTGGCGTGGTGCCGCCCGGTGGCGTCACGGTGATGCTGTCCCTAAGCGCCCCGGTGTCTTCGGGCGCAAGGTGTTTCATGCGGTCGGCAAGCTCATTGCCCGATGTCATGAGGGCAGGCACGACGGCCTGTTTCACGGCGCGGGGAATGGCCTTCAAACGCTTCTGCAATCTGCGGGTCTGGGCGCTCATGTCAGAAGCTCCATTCCCGGTACTGCGAAACCACGTCCCAGAAGCCCAACGGAAGTTCTTCGGCGGATATACCGACAAGGGAGGCTTCCCGGTTTTCATAGAGATGCCCGACAAGCTGCCGGATAGCCTCCTTCAGGTCGCCGGGAACCGTGGTCATGTCCGCAAGTTTCCCGTCCACGGGCAACCAGCCGTCAATGAAGGCTTCGGCGGCTTCGATCTTCCCTTCAAGCAAGGTGTCGTCGGCGTCGGTGGTGATGTTCAGATGCGCCTTGGCGTCGGCAACGGTGATGATGGTCATGCCGATGTCCCTTCAAATTGAGTTTCTTGCCTCCCCGCGCCGGTCCCCATGGGTTTCGTAAAAGTCTCGACATACCCCCCGGTGCTCTTGGCGATGCTGGGCGTGCTGTGGGGGGCTGGGGAATGGAAGCCGTCCAGCATTCGGCGGATGGTCTCGGCATTGCGCTTGCGAAGACGGCGGTGCTTCGGGCTGGGCAATGTCGGCGTGGTGAATGCCCGCTCTATGGACCACCCATGCTGATGGATGCGATCCCGCAACGTGGCTTCCTTGATGCCAAGTTGCTTGGCCCACTTCGCAAGGGATTGGCTCTTGCCGTCGAAGGTATAGAACCGCTTCCCGTCGATAGAGCGAATAGGCGCGGGTTCGGGCTTCGGGCGCTGCTGGAGGTGCCCATCATAGACAGCATCGTTGATGGACATGCCGCGCTTCAGGCGTTGACGGATCGTTGCTTCGGATACGCCAGTCAGGCGGGCAATGCCGGTGATGGTGCGGTAGCTGCCCGCGAAGTGATACTTCACCCTGTCCATTAGCGTTTAGCCTCCATGCTTTGCTTTCGGGACGAATGGCAGGGCGTGCAGAGCGCCTGCCAATTGGATCGAGACCAGAAGAGTTTCTTGTCGCCCTTGTGCGGGGTCTTGTGGTCCACGACGCGGGAGGGAGCGCCGCACATGACGCATCGGGAGTGCGCCTTCAGGTAGGCTGCCCGTTCCTTGTCCCATTTGCTGTCATAGCCGCGTTCGCGTGCGGTCGGTCGCTCGGCGTCGTGACGGGCCTTGCGCTCACGGTCCCGCTGGATCATGTGCGGGCAACGGTCGCCGGGAGAGACGACGCAACCACATGCGCGGATGCTGGGTGCTGCATAGGGCATCGGTCATGCCCCCTTGTCCCGCTGCACGATCTTGGTGCCGAAGCCGCCGAAGACGCCCCTGAACTTGTCGTCCAGGCTGATGTCGTCTTTGGGCTTGTCGGTTTTGTCGTCGGTGCCGCCGAAGATCGCCCGCAGCATGGACATGCGGCCATCATGGGCGAGCATGATTTCGGCGGGGGTGGCGTCCAGCGTGTCTTGAGGCGTCCAGCCCAGCCAGCCGGTGCCGATCTTGAACAAGCCTTCCAGAAACGCGCCGAACGTCTGTGATTTGTGGGAATGCGAAACAGTTTCGTTTTTGGCGTTGTCGTTCGCCGGGGCGTCAGGGTCGATGCCCGCGCATGCGGCGACATAAGACAGAATGGGGTCGCGGAAGGTTTCAATCCCGATGTCGAGAATGCGCTGTTCAAGCATCGGGTGGTCATAGTGATCGCGGATGACGGCGGCGGTTGCCGTCAAGCTGCCGTCCATGATCTCCCGGAGAAGACCGGCGAAGGAACCGGGGCGGCGTTCCAAGCGGATCGCAAAGCGAAGAGAGGGGCGAAGCTCTATGGCCTCGCCCCCGATGCTGACAGTGATGATGTCTGCCAGCTTCGCCATGTCTTACGCCACGGTGATGCTGTAGGCAGCGGACACGGTGCCCGCGCCGGTATAGGTCGCGGTGATCGTGAAGTTGCTCGTACCCGTGGCGGTCGGCGTGCCGCTGATTTCGCCGTTTGCGGCGTTCAGGGTCAGGCCAGCCGGGAGCGTGCCAGCCGTGACGGCATAGGACACGGTGCCGACGCCGCCCGATGCGGTGACGGTGGCGGTGTAGGCCGTGCCATCGGTGCCAGCCGCAAGCGCCCCCGGTGCCGGGGAGATGGTGACGGAAGGCGCTGCCGGGATTTCGAGGATTTCGCCGTCGATGGACAGGGCGAAGGTGGTCCGCACGATGTTGTCGGCGTTGCCGTAATTCGACTTCGCGGACATGACCGGGGCGCGGAAGTAATAGACCGTGTTTTCGCCGGTCGGCGTGGGCTTGTCGTTCAGTTCCACCTTGAAGGGATACTTGAACCAGTCGCCCGCCGCCGCACGGGCGCGGTTCTGGCCTTCGTCGCTGGGGTCGCGGCCCACGACAACCTCAAGAGCGCCGGAATTGAGCGATCCCTTGAGCTTGCGGACATAGCCGTCTGCCAGCGAAATGAAGGTCTGTTCGGAGCCTTCAACGCCGAACTCTCCGATGTCTTCGACTTCCTTGATTTCCAGCCACGTTTCGGCTTCGAACTGGTCGATGGTGGAAATCGTGTTGTTCGCCGCGCCGATGAAAAGGCGGCTCTTCGCATTGGTATGGATTGCCATGATATAGGTTCCTTGTTCGGGGCTGGGATGGCTTAGGTCAGGTCAACCTTGAGAAGCCGGAGAGCTTCGGCCTTCGTGACGCCGCCACCGACACGACGGCGGGCATGGAAGCGGACAAGGCCGTTCACCTGCTGGCTGTAGGGGTCGCGAAGAACGGACAGGTTCACGCGGTCGAAGATGCGGAATGCCGACTGGAAATCACCGAAGACAATCGGAAGGGCTTCGGCATCCGCTGCCGGATAATCCGGCATGTCGGGAAGCTCCACGACGGGACGGCCCAGAATGGTCGGCGGGTTGCCAGCCGTAAGCGCGTCCTGCCAGAGATAATCGCCATTGGCGTTCTTCAGCTTACGGACGGCCCCGATGACGGAACGGTTCATGCCCCAGACGGCGCGGGATGCGTATGCGCCGGGAAGGTCATGGAACACGTCAATGAGGTCATCGGCCTTCAGGTCCGCGCCGGTCGTGTCCAGCGTTTCGATGCCTGCCGTGTTCAGAAGGCCGTTCGGCTTGCCGGTGCCGTCGCCGTTGATGAAGGCAGCACCTTCCGCCCGCCCGAACTCTTCCGCGAAGTCGAAGGCAAGTTCGGCTTCCAGATTGAACGCGGCGTCTTCCAGAAGGGTGTTCGACACGTCCACATAGCACTTCAGCTCATAGACGTTGATCTTCTGCTGACCATAGGCGGGCTGGGTGGCCGTGGCCGGGGTGGTTTCGCCGCCCCAGCTTGCGGTCATGGTGCCGGTGCGCTTCGGAAGCACGATCTCGCCAGCGCCTGCCGGGGTGACACGGGCAACGGAACGGATCGGGGAGAAGAGAACCAGATTGCGGTCAAGCTCGGCAACGAACTGTTCCGGGGCTAGATAGCCGCCCGCCGTGTCCGTCGAGACCGTGAGGGCGCGGACTTCTTCCGCTTCCATGCGTTCCACGCCGGTACGGGCGAAGCTGATAAACGCCCGCTGTTCGATGGCGGGTTCGTTCTCATTGCGCTGTTCGGTCGTGCCGGGTCGGTTCAGCCGGGTTTCCAGCGCGGCAATGCGATCATTGGCGGCGCGAAGCTCGGTCTGCTGCTGGGTGCGGAACTCGGCTGCTGCCGTGCGGATTTCCTCCACGGCGGCGGTGGCCGCTGCCATCGGGTCATCGTTCTGGGCCGGGTCGCTGCGGGTTTCGAGGGGAAGGACTGCCACGTCCTCAAGGGTGATGCGCGTGTTCATGGGTTAGCCTTTCAGGGTTGCGGATGCGGCGCGGGATGCGGAGAGGAAGGCGGACAGGTCCGGGCCTGACGAGCGAACGGACGTGACACGGGAGCCGGGAACGGCGGGGATGGCGACAATGCTCACCTCACGAAGCGCGGCCTTCGTGATATGACGGACGCCCCCGGAGCGGGCTTCGTCCTTGAGGCGCTGGAAACCGATGGACAGGCCGGAAATGTCGCCATTGGCGAGCATGGAGCGGACTTCGCGGGCGCGGGCAATTTCGAGATTGAGACGCCCCTTGATGCGCAAGCCTTCGCCGTCCGCCGCGATGCTGCGCACGCTGCCAAGCACCTGCGAACGGTCGTGCGACCAGAGAAGCGGGAGGGACCGGCCTTCCCATGCAAAGGCGTTGCGGTCGAAGCTGGTCCTGTAACTGTCCACGACGCCGAAGCGGACGGCCAGCCCTTCAAGGTTGCCGTCGTCGGCGCTGTCGAAGCGCACTTCCATGCAATCCAGCGTGTCGCCGGTCGTTTCCGCAATGGCGTTGCGGGTTTCGAGTGAAAGCAATTGCGCTGGTTTGTGCATTTAAGCGGCCTTTCCCCAAAGGTATTCCCATCCTTTGGAATGGGAGTGAGCCGCACGGCACTTGGACAGCCCCAGCTTCGGGGCGAGTGTGCGCATGGTGCGGCTGATGTTGGTGACGTGCCACGGTTCCGGCGTGGTGAAGACGTACGCCGCGATTTCCGATGTGCGGAACCGCTTGCCGGGGTTCTGGGCAAAGAGGTTTGCGATTGCCTGCTGAACGCGGCCCGGTCCCTTACTCATCGGTTTGGACCTTTCCGAAGAGCCGCATTTCCAGCGTCCCCAGCGCGAAGGGAAGAACTTCCATGATCGGGCGCGGGGTGACGTAGGCGGCAACAAGGTCAGCCGCACGCTGCGGACTTTCGCCGCCGCCGATAAGCCCCAGCCGGATCACGGCCAGAAGCTCGGCATGGCGGAAATCGAGGGAGGCGAAGCGGCGATAAAGACCGGCGATGCCCGCCCCGGTGACACGCTCAAGCTCAAGCACAAGCTCGGCGGGCAAGCGGAAATCGCGTTCGGCGTCCCCGAAGAATGCGCGGAAGGCGGGAGCCTCATTCATTGGTGGTGCCCCCGTTGCCGGATTGCACATAGGGGTTCGCCAGCGTGTCGCCGCCTGCCATCGGGGGCAGGTTCTCAAGGCGGCGAAGCTCGTTGCTGGTATAGACGCCCGCCGCCCGGAACTGGCTGTAAGCGGTTGCACGGGCGGAAGTGTCGGCGGCGGTGATGTCGTCGGTGTCGTATTCGAGGAAAAGCTGTTCGCGCTCTTCGTCGGTCAGGAGCTTCAGGGCGAACTCGCCTTCGAGCCGGGTCAACCACGGGTCAAGGCTGTAGGACAGGAACATGCGGCCCATTTCGGAAGAGTTGGACCATGTGGCCCGCCCGAAGTCCTGAATGAAGATCGGCGGGACGCGGAAGGCGCGTGCGATCTCGGCAACCGCGAACTGGCGAAGCTCAAGGAACTGGCTGTCCACGCTGTTCAGGGTCAGGGCTTGGAACTTGCCGTCATCGTCAATGATGGCCACGCCGCCGCTGTTGCCGCCGCTATGGGCGGACGTGAACGCCTTGTTGACGCGCTGGGCGGCTTCTGGCTTCAGGGGGCGCGGGAAGGTCAGGATACCGGAAGGGCGAGCGCCCTTGCCGAAGAGCCGGGAAGCATGGCCCTCAAGCTGAAGGGCGAGCGCAATGGCTTCGCGGCATTCGTAGACCGGGGAGACGCCCCGGATGCCATCGGCGGCGAGCGGTCCCCGCAAATGGATGATGTTCGTGCGGGGGACGATGCCGTTGATTGCGCCGTTCTGGGCGCTGACACGGTAGACAGGTTCCGCCGTGGTCAGGTCTTCGGAGATGGATACGGAACCCGGCTTGAGGAGGTGAAGCTCGCGGGGCGTCTCGCTGCCGTCGCGGACGATGTATCCGAAGCCGTCACCATGAAGCAGAGCATCACGGACAAGCTGTTCCCGGAACTGCTGGGCGGTGGTCCACGGGTTTGCCGCACCGGACAGAAGGCGGGCAACGGAATGGTTCAGGTCAGGCTCATGAGCGCCGTTCTCCCCGCGCCGGTAAACGCCTAGTGGAAGATGCCCGCACGGTTCTGACAGGGCAGCGACGGCGGCGCGGACAGCGGTGCAGCGGGTGGCCGATGACGGGGAGACGTTGACGCCTGCGGCGGTCGGCACGACGCCGAAGACGCCGAAGTCCTCAAAGCTGGGATCGGCAAGGCTGCGCGTTTCCTGCGCGGCGTCCGCCGTTGTCTCTGTCTTCGATCTGCTGAAAGGCCACATGCCACGATCCCGGTGTTTCGTGGCATTGGAATTTACTCACATTTCCCGGACGGTCTACAAGGGTGGTCGGTGGTGGCACACTGGCGCGTCCGGGTCACAAGCCGCTATTTTCCAGCCACTCCGTGTTCGCGACCATTGCCGCCTGATAGCCCGCTTCTATCTCTTCTTCGGACAGGTCCACGGTGGCGACGTAGCTTTTCCCGAAGCCGGTTGCCTTCGCCTTGGCAGCTTCGTTGTAGTTCTTCACATATAGCTCATATCGGGCATAGAGCTTCGCCTGAACTTCCACGGAATAGCCGGTCCAGTTCGGGAAGCAATCGGCGGGGTGCTTCACCTTCGCCTCATGCGGCCCCTTCAGCTTCGGGAAGTGCTTCAGCGTCTTTTCCGTCTGCTTCGCCTTGAAGGCTGCATACTGCTGTTCAAAATCGTCTTCCGGGGCAGGCTTCGGATTGCTCTTCACCTTGAGCTTTTTCTTCACGCCCGCATTCTCCCCGGCCTTTCCTTTCCCTTCCTCGCACGTGTGCGGGGGAGCCTGTAGGGTCGTAGGAGAGTTGGAATGTAGGAGAGAAGGAAAGGAAGTGTAATCGTCTGGTCCCCCGTCTGGCCCTCCGTCTGGTCCCTTGTCGGGAGCAAGCTTCGGTTCCTTGTCAGGTGCATCGGCTAGGGCGGTTTTGCTGTCCAGACGTGCCAAATCCTGCGGCCTGCCCATGTATTTGAGCGCAAGTCTGGTCGGCTTGACATAGAGGAAAACGCCGGGACCGTTGAACTTGTGATAGCTGCGCACGATAAGGCCATCCAATTCGAGAATGCCCAATGCGGTCTTCGTCTGCTTACGAGAAAGGCCGGTCCATTCCGCCCACTGGTCAACGTGATAGACTGCCCACTTGTCGGTATCGCCGCGCACGCGGGCGGACGATCCCCGCCAACGGTGGATGATTTCCTTCAAGAGCTTCGCGGCGTTCGGTTCCTGCAACTGCCACGCCTTGAAATCGGCAAGGTCGTGCAAGGGGAAAGAATTGGGGTCGTGGGTCATGCTGCGGTCCACTTCGGAATGTGTCGATTGCGGAGCCGGGGAACGATGGTAGATTGACCGTGCAAGGACGCCCTCCGGCGTGGCACGTTTCAT